AACGTGTCTCCAAAAAGTCACACTCATCTAAGTCACATACTTTCATTTGTAATTGCATTTGTATCCAATACTCCTTCTTTGGAATGCCATCTATTTCACGATTGACAATGTTTTTTATTTCCAACATACGACCATAACGTGGCGACTCAATGTCTGTATTAATTCCATCAGGCGAAGCACCTAAGAAAGCATATTCTTCATCTTGAATGCAGCCAAAGTCTTCTACTCCAGTATTGTAGTCGTGCTCGTAAATTTTTACTGACAGTGGCTCATATTTCTGCCCCCAATGTAGCGTTGTATTGACATTTACCATTTTCACTGCTTCTTCGGTGTCACTATCATCACCCGAACCTTTTAATGGCTGACATTTCTCATATATTAACTGGTTTTTGGTTGCCTGACTATCAAATGCTTTGTGAGCATTACTTGCAGTGATTAAATTGTGACGAAATTGATACCATTCTTTGGTTCGCTGTGCTGGCTGCGGCTTGCCCCTTAGTACATTTATTTGTTCTCCTATAAAATCAAAATCTGGTGTTTCAATAATACGAGCATCAGGATACGACCTTGGTGGCATATAGTTCTTAAAGAAGTCGGATTTGGCTTCAACTATGATTTCATCTAATTCGTCTTCGGCGTCGTCATTAAAGAACAAGTCGTCCTCAAATAAGGCATTCATAAGTTCTTTAATATTCTCGTCAAATATATCGTCAAAATCAGGATCTGATATAATAGTTGGGTCGTCTTTTATAAACTCCTCCATTAGATAAATACAATTATCGTAGAGTTCTAGAGCGTCTTCATCACTAAAATATTGGACATCTTCATCGGCTTCGATGTCGTCTATTATATTGGCTAATTCTTCTAATGCGGTTTTAAATAATTTGTCCATTGTTTATATTATCATTTGTTCTTTTACTTTTAAATTAAAAAAACAAATCAATTTTATCCACATTTTTAAAGGTGGACTTCTTCATCCGAATCTTCATTCGTAACATTTTTAGCAGTACCCTTCTTCTTCGGAGCCAAACTTCTTGTTGTTGAAACCCGTTTGTCAATATTCTTCAATGTGAAATGCGTCGTTGGTTTATTGAAATGCAGCGCTGGTATTTCCTTGATTTGACCATTATCCTTATCATAAATCACATCCTTTACTCTTTGTAACTTCTTCTTGTCTAAGCAATCTTTAAAAAATGAAACCATTTTATTATACTCTTCAAGAGATAGTTCATTCTCGGTCTTGTAATTGTCTGCGTATGCTAATAATTTTTTTAGTTTACCGGTCTTATCTAATTTAGACCACGGCTCATTTGAATTACTAATCTTCTCGTTTTCCAAGAACTTGTCCAAATTAGTTAGGTCACTTGCATTCTTTTTTTCCGGCCACGCAATCCCATTTGCCATCATTGACTTGTATTTTATAGTTTTCAATTCATTGCACTCGGAACTTGCAGATGCAGCTGTAGGTATTTCTTGTTCTTTAGATGTCATTATATAGGTATATATGTATATATGGCAAATTGAGTTTAACTCAATTTTTTATATTATATATAAAATAAACATTTATATAGTATTTACCTTTTATACTCATTCACTTATAATATAAATTATTATTGCCAAAATATTATATTGTTGTTTATAAATGTCTGCAAACGATAATGAAATGAATAATATAAGACGAATCTTTATTAAAGATGTAAATGGCTCAAATGAATCAAATAATATTGTTAATGAACTAACAAATGAAACATCCATAAACGAAAATGAAAATGAAAGAAAAATAGTCATTAATGAACTAACAAATGGTTCAAAACAAATTAAAAAAAAAGAAAAGGAAAAGAAATTAAGAGTCGAAACTAAGACTTGGGGACTTACTAATGATGAGCTTTCATTCGAAACCCAGTTGCAACTATTAAATACAATATTTAATAAAAACATAGTTAATGAAAAGATAACTGCCAAGCACATTGGTATGATTGTAAGCCATATCAAGACAAAAATATGTAGCTATAAACAGCAAGATATTTTAAAAGGTAAATTATTGGAGGAAGAATTTGTTAGTTTCAACGATGTAATATAGCTTTTACACGATTGTCAAATGAAATGCCATTATTGTTCTTGCGAAACCTACTTATTATACGAAGTTGTGCGAGAAAATAAACAATGGTCCTTGGATAGAATCAATAATGAAATAGGACATAATCGAAACAATCTATTAATTGCCTGCTTAGAATGTAATTTAAAAAGAAGAAGAACTAACAAAGATGCATTCTTTTTCACCAAAAATCTACAAATTGTTCGGTTAAACTAACAAATCCATTATTTTATTACGTTGGTTGTTAGTTCATTTACTCATTATTATATATTTTTTAATACTAATGAGTACAAATTCAAACCAACTTAATTATTGGAAATGGAGTAAAGGTGAAACATATTATAAAAGCCCTCGAACAGACGTAAAAGAAAAAACAAATACTGCTTCTGATTATGGCTACGAAGAAGGCGAACAAACAACGCAAGAGATAACATATGATTCGGCTCAAAATGCAATTGCACAATCTTTAGCATTTACGGATATAAACGACGTTCCTAATTATTCTAGGAATGGAGATAATGAAAACAAACGAGAATACCTTGATAATAAAATATCGGACCGGGAACTAATGGGGCAGCGAGGTACAAATCCGTTTTCACTGCAGACGAGTTATGTAAATGATGTCGTCACACGTGATATGTTTTTAAAGCCGGTCAATACTACACAAGGTCGCACAAAGAATCAGAACAAGACAGAAGATGAATAATTATTAATCACTTATTACTTTATTATCACCATCCACATATTGACCGCCTGGTACTGTTATGTTAGTATAGCCAAATTCCTTACAACAATTATATTTACATTTATCTCCGAATATATGAAATTCTATATTAGATGCTTCATTATTTTCATTATTGTAATTTGTCTTATTAATAAACATATATATAGTGCTATCACTTGTAATATGTTCAATAACTACATCTAAGTCAGATGTTTTTAAACTAACAATAATAGAATCAACTTTACATTCATATAGTTCACATCTATTATCTTTTATTAAAGGCACATTATCTCCAAAACAACAGCCAATAAAATACATCAAACCAATAATATCGTGTGCCTTCCTTTTTCCAAAATATTTAAAAGAATCTAGCTTGATTCCATCTGGACGTATTTCTAATGTAATATATTCAAATGCTTCGATTAACAATTTTAGCAAATTTTTGAATGGGTTAATACACACTGTTGCCAATGAAAATACACTGTTTGTTTTTTTATCTTCTATAAATTTACTATGAAGTTCATTTTCCAAAGTATAGTTTATATCATCCTCCTTTGAATTTTTACCAGTTTTTTTAGTAGCCGTAAATAATATCTTCTTATCAATACTTATCATATTTATAAATAAAATATGATAAATTCTTTAAATATTTGTAATTACAAATGTATTGTTTGGCTCTTAACATCGCACAACCTTTTGCTCCACTTTTTTTAAAAGTGGAAGATTAGATAGCCTTCATACACATAGTGTGCAACAAGCGGTTAGACAAGTAAGCCAAAAATGAATTAAGAAGTAAGAAGAAAGTGTTTGCAATAAACATAATATTCAGCTTCTTGAAATGGAATGCTATATAGTACAAGACTGAAAACAAACTTAAAGCAAATGTGATTCCAAAAAAGATAGACAAAGCGTAGAAATACACGCAATATTCCTCACCTAAGGGACCAAAATAAGTATCCATAAAACCAGCCATAGTTATAATATAATTAACCAATATTTTTATTTTTTTGCTAAATGGGTATTTTGCAAGAAATATTTTATTTTATTAATTTTAATTTAATTTAATTATTGTGAATTATTTGATATTCAATTAACTATAAAACTACTTAAAAATTATTATTGAAAACTTAAATAATGAGTATGAATTCATCCTATACAACTCAAAATGATCTATTATTAAATAACCTAATGGTCTTTTATAATACTGCTCATAATAGCAATTTAGATGATATGCTTAAAATTATTACTGGCGATTCCAAAATTTCGCTTCGTATTGTGGACTGGTTTGCAACTAATTATGCCAAGAAATTCTATACATTGTATGTAATTGAACAAACTGAAGACAATATTGCACGCCGGTTCAAGGTCTA